CTCCTTGAAGCTGGGCTTGGAGGCTCACGCCACCAGCCATCGCCGAGACTATCTCAACCAGGAGCTTGAGCGATGGGGCATCACCGATCCCAAGGTCTCTAGCACCGCCGCCCTGTGCGAAGGTCGGAAGGGCGCTTTGCGTTGAGGTGTAGGGCGGGTTGGCCTGACCAACACCAATGTCGACGATGTTGCTGCATGCCTGAGTGCCCGTTGTTGGGACGTCAGTATTGGGGCCAGAGGCAATGCCACCCGAGGCACCTCTTGAGGTGCCAGTGAAGCAAAGTAGTGCGTCAAGGATCATTTCAGTCTCCTAGGTTACGCGAGTTTCGTTGCTCAGGATTGCGTCGCAAGTCCTGACAGGAATACCACGGAATGTGGTGATAGGCTTCCCATCGAACTCCTCAATCCTCAAGAGAACGTTGGTCTTGTTCATAGCTTGGAGATCGAGATAGGTGCGCACAACGCGATTCGCGTAGATGACCGTGCGACCCATGTTAGCCCGAACCTCCGGCGTGTCAGAGGTCTGGATAGTACCGGCTGATACCGGCTGCGTCGGAAGCCTATACAACCCACGAACCAGAAGGTTGATCAGGTTCGCGGCGCTTGTGCCCTGGAGCTGTGTCACGTCAATGTTGCAAATCCTAATGACGTAACGCCAGTCTCGCCCTACGAGCCCTATCTCCCACTTGAAGTGATCGCGATAGGCTTGATAGGTATTACCCGCAGGGTCCAGCACTGGCCACTCGCCCATGTCCCGATGTTGAAGGCCAGTGATCTTTCCCTTTGGGAACGTGGCAAAGGTCGTCTCCGACCCCCACACCACAATCCAAACGCTTGTGTTGGTGCCAAGGGTCCCACCGCCATCAAGGACGTTCGCAGCGGTCTGACTGTTGGTCGTGTTCACGGTAGCGTACCTAGGTGCCAGCCCCGTGAACCGTTCTGGGTTCACAAACTGGTTCCCATAGATCAGGGTCGTCGCGACCTGTTGGCTCATGCCTTCCAGGAACGCTTTCACCTCAGAGAGTCGGAACGACGCGGTGTTCCCGTTCAGATCTGCGATGTCCTTGTCGATGACCGCGTAGGTCTCAAGATTCCCGCAGGTATCGACGATCTGAGAAGTCGTGGACTTCCCGCTAGGGACGCCTTGGTTCAATAACCTCCACGTAGCTTGAGGCAAGCCCGTTCGGACGGTGGTCTTATGTCCGGTAGGAAGGTTCCCTTCCATAACGAGCATGTCTTCAAGGATCTCGTTCGTTTGCGAGAGCAGTTCAATGATGGTGGCAACTTCATAGTTGTCATCCATCCTTTTGGCCCAATCGGCATAAGTTAGGGCCGTTGCGCCAATTGTAGCTTGTGCCATCTATCCCTCATGGGAGGTTGGGGTACAGGGAATGAGCCTGACTCGGCCTAGTGGCCTTACCTGGCTCGGTTTGTCCATGCGCGGACGGCCCTGTCCCCGCAACGGCTTTCCCCTCTGTGACTAACTGGCTAAGCTTATAGAAGGCGCGGATAAATGCTGGATTGTTCCCCGCACCTGTCAGGTCCATAGCTTTCCGAAAGTCACTGGCCAACTTGGGGTCGCCAAGACTATCTATCGCGGATGCGACGGTAGACTTGACTTGATCTAGCTTTCCCCCGATCTCGGGGTCGGCTTTGATCTCCTTCACCCACCCCTCAACCATATCTCTGTATGCATTGAATGGGGCTTGGAAGGCTTCCTGTGTCTTCGACACATAGAAATCGACAAGCTTCTGGGCGTTGCCCTGCGTGAGCTTCATGCCCTTAAACATCTCCCCAGCTTCCTTCATAATATCAGGATCGAGCTGGTGGCCCTCTGGAGCTTTGAACTCAGCATAACTCTCGGGTACGGCCTCTTCCTTGGCCTCCGGAGCGCCTTCATTCAGAATAGACGGAGTCTCTTCAGCTAAGCTCTTCGGCGGTGGGGTCGACGTAGGGTCGGCCGCTGGCGTCGGTGAGGGTTGCGGAGCGGGTGTCGAAGTCGGGGTTTCTTCGGCCATCTTCAGTTACCTCTTTAACGTTGCGTTCTTTCATCATTACTACGTAATCATCGGGACATAAGGCCATGATTGCGTTGAGCAAACGCAGACCTATGTTTCGTTCTCCTTCTGCGAAGGCCGTGTTGAGGGCCGAGCTTGAATGGGAAGATGCAAATACATGGCAGGCTTCCAAGAGCTCCAGCATCCACGCCCGACCTGTGGTAGTGGACATAACACTAGCAATGTAGAACCCTCGCTCTCTGTCGGCGCGTTTAGCAGACTTCTCGGCAAGTCTGACGTGCTGACGATTGCTCGCATCATAGTTGCTCAATTTCTTTCTCCAATAGCACCCTTGCATGTGAAACATCGTCATGCAGGGCACCTTGCAGGACTCCTACGACCCTCCAGCCTTCGGCCCCAAGCTCATTGAGCTTTTTCTCGATTTCCATCCCAGGAACTATGGTGGCAATCTTGTATTCGAACTTTTTCATGTCCGCACCTAGCTATGTCCCTAACATCATCTGTAAGGCGTTGCGGGTGCCACCAACATCGGTTTGCGACAGCACATTCGCCGACTTAGCAAGCTTCTCAGCCATTTCGGCCTTTTGCTGTTGCGCCATCTGTTGCTGGCGGTTCTGTCGGATGGCCTGCAATTGATCCGGGCTTCGAATGAACCGCGGGTCGTTGTTCAGCAGTGAAGAAATTTTATCCAGGCCGTAATCCACATCAATGTTATCCATAACCGCCGGATCAATCCCCGCAAGGTTCCCAGCGAGCTGAAACACGCGTTCTATGCCTGCGGCAGCGGTCGCATCTTGCGCAATCTCAAGCATGGACTTGTATTTGATGGTAATTGTCTGGCCTTGGATCGCATCTGGCGCTGGGGGCAAGAGTCCCTTTCGCTGCGCGATCCCAAAGGTCCTGTCGATGGCTTTGGAGAAGATCTCGTTCTGAATCCGCTCAAAGACCGGCCCTAGCATCAAGAAAGCCTCGGCCCTACGGGCATCGACCTCAACCGCGGTGACATTGGACCTTGTTTCATACTGGGAAATCGTCTGGAAGACATCATTATAAAATATCCGCGAAATCCTTTCCCTGACTTCGTTCAGGTCTTCCATCATGTCCTTCACCTGGGGCTGCACTTGATAGACTGGTGCAAACCCCGGCTTCCCAGTACTCATCATCCCGTTGATGTAAGTCACCCCTCCTGGGAGGAGGCTTGCTGGTTGGTTTTTGAGCTGTATATCAGCAACCAGCGGGGGATTGACCATCTTATCGATGGCTTGTCCTTTTCGCTTTGTCTCTTGCTGGAGTTGCCGTACGTCAGGATAACCGTCCATCCCTGGAGATCTTCCATAGGCATCGTTAGATACAAGATCCCATCTCCCTGCCATAAATGGCTGCTCAAAAAAACCTCGCTTACGCAAGAGGCCAGGGCTGTAGCTGCTTCCACCCTGTGGGCTTGCGCTTCCACCCCACTCCCAATAAACCTCTCTCCAATCGAACCTTGAAGGTACTCCATATTTCGCTCCATCAATATTTGGCTCAATCTGATGGGCAACGATCACTTCACGCGTCAAGGACGCTCCACCTTCGTAGTAAAGTCTCTGCACAGCAAGGCTACAATTCTCTTTCCCAAACTCCTCCACAAGCTGAGATATGGTATAAGTGAACTCCCGACAAAGCACATTAGCTTGAAGGGAGTTGGATGCCTCTAGGTAGAATTCTCCCAGACAAGGGTTGAAGAGCCGAATCACATTCTCATCATCATCGTAGATGATCAGGACGCAAGTCCCAAACACCACTAGATCCAAGATCGCCACCGCAACCGAGGAATAGAAGTTACTCATCTGAAAGATTAATCTTAGGATTCGCTCCACTTCTGCTAGCCAAAGGCTTACTGGAGACGTAGTCGTCGAATCGATCATCCCTATTTGGAGCCTGAACCAATTCCGCGTTGGGTTCGCGGTCCCTGACAGCATCCCCGCAGCACATTTGTACGCGCAGATGGTTCCAGTGGAATCTAGGATATGCTGATTGATCGGAGATCCGCGAGCCATCTGATTGGGCGTTATCAACCATTTGTATCTGCGGGGGAGATAGAAATCTGCCAGCTCACGCCAGTGAGTCCACCAGGAATACCTATTAACTCGGAGCCCCATCAGCCGAGACTCGGCCCTGCGCCGAAGCTCAAGATCCCTCATCGACGGGTCCTTGCGGATAGGCTTGAACTCGCCTATCAGCGGCCCCGTACCAGTGTTTGGTTGTTCGGGCATTACTTGATATCCATGCCTTCAGTCATCTTCGAAGCTTTCATCGGAAGCTTTCCTCGAAGCAGGTACACCCCCGCGTTCTGATATCGCGCCTTTAGCGCTTCAGCTTCGCGATCAGATTTCTCAGCCATGCTCTGTGGAGCTTCTTCAACATTCTCTGATCGGCGTTGACCTTCGATCTTGACTCCGTGGGGGAACGCGGCCCCAACGTCATGATACGCATCCAGCGTTTCTCCAAACTCAGGACCTGCGGCTGCTCTCTCTTGTCGCTGCTCCTTGGTCAAGCGCCCCTGTTGATACATGCTAGCTGCTGCCATCATCAGATACGCGTCGTCGGGCTTGGGTCGGCCCGAAGGGCTATTGTTATTCGCGGGAACTTCCATCAGGCCGTCCCCAACAGCGTCCGCTGAGGTTGCTCAGCAGGAAGCGTCCCAATAACCGAGGAGTTGAAAGCTGTCTGGCTTGCGCTGCCCTTGACTGGGGTTTGCTGCGACCCGAACATCGGTGGGTTAGGTGGCGCTGGTGGAGCAGGAGCTGGTGTCGGCTGTGCTGCTTGCGGGGGCGTGTAGGGCACATACACCGTTTGCGTTGGGGCTTGGGTCTGGCCCCCTCCAAAGACGCTACTCATCTAGCGACTCCCCCAAGTGGGCTGACGCCAGGCATCGGCCCTGCAGTTTGGCCCTGAGAGGCTTGTTGCTGATTAAGCATCGCTTGGCTTTGCTTTCCAGCCATTTGCTGATGAAGCTCATCCAACGCGTCGGCTGCTTTGCGCAAGTGATCGCTTGCTGGATGCTTCGCATGTTTATGTTTCTCTGCCATTACTTCCTCCTAACTATGCTGCCAGCCATTTATCGCTGAACGGATTGTACTCGTGCTCTACTAAGGGCTTCTTTGGCCCGTCCCCACCCGCGTTTGCATGGGCCGCAAGCGGGTAAGCAAATGTCAGCGCTAGCGCGTCGATGTCATCCATGAGAATGTCTGGGTTCTCATCGAGGATATCCTCTTTCGCGACCAGCAAGATCTCGTCTTTGGCATTGTGGGTGTATTTGATGCTAAGTAGGGCTGTGCGTAGCTCGGGCTCATCTGGGATCGCGCCGTTGCGGAGCCAAGCCCTTAAAGCTCCATACATAGCTGCTCGTTTGTTTGCGTACTTCTCGCCTTCGGTGTTCCACACCCATCCTCCAACATCGTCGCGTCCCCCGAACTGGACGTCATGACAGAACATGTGCATTTGCCGGATCTGATCAACGACGCCACCTCCAACACCACCGCCATCAACCATAACTCCATCCGGACGGTATTGTTGGGTAAACTCAAAGACTTTAGTAGCCAACTGTACGGTACTGAGGCCGTTAAAACTGGTTCGAGGGATGCTCCTGGCGTCTCGCCCTTTGCGTGGAAAGATAACGCTATTGTTTTTTCCAAATCGCGCAACGTCCACTCCTATCGCTAGAGGATCATGGAACGAAGTTGTCACATCTCGTGACATGGCCGCGTTTATGTCTTCGGCGTTGAAGAATTCCATCAAACCAGATCTTGGGAACTCCCCACGAACGCGGATGCGCACGAAATCACTATCCTCGCCGTAGGCGGCGACCCAACGCTCGATCTGGCGCTTATTAGTAATGGAAACATTTCGGCTGTCTAATCTTCTAGTGTTCCAGTAGCTATGGAACCTTCCGCCCTCAAAGCACTCTCGGAACCTTCCAGTGTTACGCGTTGGATTCCCAAATACCAGCCAAATGATCTCAGTGTCCGCGTCGGTAAGGGCTCCT